TCGTCGTCGCTGCCGTGTTCGGCGCGGGTGACAAGGTGGTGGTATTGCAGGTCGTCGCGCGAACCGCAGGCGGCGCAGAATTTGAGTTTCATGTGATTACCTCATCTCAAGGCGCTTCATCGCCCGCATGACGGTCATGGCGTTCCACGTCGATCCGCCGCGCGGGGTTGTGATCCCACGCTTGGTGAGTTCAGCGGCGATCGTCCCGTAGGACCGGCCGCGAAGCTCGGTCAGGATCGGCTGCAGATCGGTGTCGCGAGCCGCGACCGCTGCATCGCGCGCCGCGTTGAGGCCGGGGTTGCCCAGCTTGACGCCGCGCGCCTTGGCGGCGGCCAGGCCCTCTCGGGTGAGCCTTGCGTGGTTGATGTGCCCGCGGGACCCGTGGGCGCGGGCATGGCAGGGACGGCAAAGCCAAACCGTCAAATCGTCGGGGCAACCGTCCGATCTGAGGTACAGATGGTGCGCTTCGACGCTTTCGCGTGCGCCGCACGCCGCGCAGATCGGGGGACCGTAAGTCATGATCGCAGCCCGAGGCGCTGTAGCGTTCGCATGACTGTCATGGGGCTCCACGCCGATCCGCCCCGCGGGCATTCGACCCCACGCTTGGTGAGTTCGGCGGCGATCGTTCGATAGGATGCGTTGCACAATTCTGCTAGAATTGGCTGCAAATTGGCGTCGCGTTCGGCCGCCGCGGCCTTGTTGGCGTCAGCGACCTTTCGATTGCCGAGCTTGACGCCGCGCGCCTTGGCCGCCGCTAGCGCGTCCTTGGTGCGCTGCGAAATCAGCGCGCGTTCCTTCTCGGCCAGCGCCGCATAGATGTGCAGCATGAATGGATCGACGCTTGGTCCGAAAGCCGCGACGATGAACGGCACCTTCTGCGCCATCAGGCCGGAAATGAAATGCACGTCGCGCGACAGGCGGTCGAGCTTGGCCACGACGATTGGGGCCTTGAGCTTCTTGGCCACTTTGAGCGCCTCGGTGAGTTTCGGCCGCCGGTCGAGCGCGTCCGAGCCCTTGCCGGTCTCGACCTCCTCGAACTCGCCGACGATCTCGAAGTTTTCAGCGGCGGCGAAGTTCTCGACGGCCTTGCGCTGCGCCTCAAGCCCGAGGCCCGATCGGCCCTGCCCTTGTGTGGAGACTCGGTAGTAAGCGATGATCGGGGCGGGCATTGGCTTCGTCCTGTTTGTGTATCGTCTGTATCAGCGTTTATATGGTACACCCGAGGCCAAAGTCAATCGTTTCGTGGTCATGGTTCGCCAACCCACTAAAGCGCTCGCCATTAAAAGCGGCCTCTTCAACCTCCGTTCCCTGGCGGGGATGGTCGCCGAGGAGCGCGACTCCGCGATCTTCTCGCGTAACGCGGGCGACATCGCCCGCTGGGCGAAAGCCGTCCTCGATGGAGGTCTGGAGCTGCCGGCCGAGATTCTTCACCATCGTCACGCCTGGACGAGCTGCACGGACGGTCAGACCGAGCTTCGCGTCCGTGAGGCCGCGGCTGCGGCCCGCCGAAGCCGTCGAGGGATTTAGACCACCCGGGCGCGCGCTGGACGGTCCAAGCGGGCAGCCTATGCGTCCAGGGTCGCGTCGCCTGGCCAGCCTGGCCGACGCCCGGGGCGAAGGGGGAGCAGGGGCGCCCCCCGGAGGGCCGACCCCCACCCCCTGGCCGGGGTCGAAGCGCGCTGCGAGTTCTCGGCCGGCGTCCCCACAAAATTTCCAAATTTATTAACTTTGCCTCTCCCACAAAATTTCCAAATTTATTAGCTTTCCCTCTTTCACGAGCGCGTCGAAAGCCGGTTTTTTCTTCGCGTGCTGTCCCTGGTGCTGTCCCGCGTCAAAGGCAATGTTTTCGGCTTCGACCCAGGACCGCGTCATTCGATTGATTTTGCTTGAGAAACCTTGGCTCCCCGAGCAGGACTCGAACCTGCGACCATTCGATTAACAGGCGTATGACCCGGGCATCGCCAACGGATCGCGACGCATCGGACAGCACCGTGTCTCTTGCAATTCTGGGTGTCTTAGCGGATATACGGGGAGTGGTGAGCATCGCAGCACATCAATAACGGTGCTGTCCCACGTGCTGTCCCAGGAAACACGGGAATGGTTGCGATGAAGACGAAAGAGGCCCTGACCGAAGCCGGGGCGAAGGACTTCGTCGAGGGCGGATTGCCCGAGGGCAAATCCGCCGCGATCCTCTGGTCGAGCGCGCTCAAGGGATTCGGGCTCAGGCTCCGCAAAGGCGGGGCGGCCTCCTGGGTCGTCTACTATCGCCCGAGCGGCGTCGGGCGGAGGGAAAGCGCCCGCACGGTCACTTTGGGGGCCTACGGGAAGGTCGCGCTCAGGGACGCGTCGATCGCCGCAAGGAAAATCTTTGGCCGGATCGCCGACGACCAGGACCCTGCCGCCCAGCGCCGCGAGGAACGCACCCGCGAGAGGCGTCGGCTCGACAAGGCGCTGGACGGATACGAGCACGCCTTGATCCGCCGGAAGATTGTCGGGCCAAAGCCGATCATGTCCACGCTGCGCCGGGGACTCGCGCCGCTCATGGCCCGCGAGGTCGACAAGCTCGGCAGGGCGGACATCGTGAAGCGGATCGACGGCCTCGAGGCCAAGGGCTTGCCCGGTGCGGCAAACGACCTGCGCAAGCACTCGCGCTCGTTTCTGGAGTGGGCCGTAGGGCAGGGGCTTGCGCCCTTCAACGTCATGGCGGGGCTGCGGAGGCCGCGCGCGTCGCGCGCCGAGCGCCTCGAGGAAGAGCGCGCCGGACAGGCGTTGAGCGACGAAGAGATCAAGGCGTTGTGGATGTCGTGCGACGCGCTCGGCGCGCTTGGCGGATTGATCCGCCTCGGCCTCGTGACCGGGCTGAGGCGGGCCGAACTGGCGTCCTTGCGCTGGACACGGATCCTGGACGAGCGGATCGTGATCGAGGCGCACGGCGCCAAGACCGGCGTCCGTCACGAGGTTCCGGTCACGCCCGCCGCGCGGGCGGTGCTCACGCGCGCGCCGCGTGACACGTCGGGTCTCGTGTTTCCCGGCCGCGGCGGCGCGGCGATGAGCGGTTGGACGCAGCTCATGGCGAAAGCGGTGAGGACGTCGGGCGTCGACTTCAGGCTCCATGACCTGCGACGCACCGTCCGCACGTTGATGTCGCGTTTGGGCGTCGCCGAGGATGTCGCCGAGCTCGCCATTGGACACGTTCGGAAAGGCCTGGTCGGACTCTACAACAGGGACGAGGCGTGGGCGGCGCGGGTCGACGCCTTCGGGCGCGTCTCGGCGCATATCGCCGGGATTGTCGCGTCCACGGAGCATCTGAAAGGCGCAGCGGAAGGCGAAGCAGGGACCGTTGTGTCCCTCCCGGCAGCACGACGGGCTTGAACGTCGTCAAACACACCTGTATGAATATTAGTTGGCCGGCCAAAGCCCACCGAAACGGCGCCGTGACGGGCCTTACGCCCGACGCCTGCGGCGTTTTTGAAACGGGAGCGCTTGTGGTCGATGAAAAAATCCGTGAGGGCGCGCCGGGCCCGCGCAAATCCGCCGGAGGCCGACGGACGCATGAACGTCCTGACGGGCTTCTCGAAGTTCGACGACGACATTTTCCTGACCGAAACCGAAGCGGGGCGCGTCGTCGGCATTTCGCCCTACACGCTCAAGCGATGGCGGCTCGAAGAAAAAGGCAAGGGGCCTCGCGCGGTCAACATTCACGGCTGCATCCGGTATCGGACAGGGGACATCAGGGAATGGAAGGCCGGCCTTCCGGAAGCGAAGCGCGCGACGGTCGATGACGGGCAAGCGCAGGTCGCGAGCCGCTGATGAACGCAGCCGCCAAAGTCGTACATGTACGACTTTCCGCGATCCGGCCCTGCCCGGAGAACAACGACGTCTACGGAGGCCTGTCGCTGTCCGATCCGGACGTCGCCGATCTCTTGGCCTCGATCCGCGCGAACGGGCTTCTGGAACCCCTCCGGATATCCGCCGACGATTACATCGTCTCCGGGCACCGGCGCCGCTTCTGCGCCTGCCTGGCGGGCCTGGAGACGGTCCCCGCCATCCGTGACCCGATCTCTTACGCAAACGACCGCGAGGCGTTCCTGCGCCTGCTGATCGAGGCCAATTCGCAGCGGAAGAAAACCCCCGGCATGCTGCTCAGGGAGGCGGTCATGAAGATCGACCCCGAGCAGGCTGTCGATGAGCTTCGCCAGGAGCAGCAATCCGCGGCGGATGAGCGGCGGTTCGGAGACAGCGAATGGGTCGACGCCAAGAATGTCCGGGGCCGGCGGAAAATCTCCCCCGCCAGCATGCCTTTCCTCGAGGCGGCGCTGCGCGTCATCGAAGAGCACGAAGAGTTCTGGCCGCTGTCGGTGCGCCAGATCCATTATCGTCTGCTGGGTCCGGATGCGCCGCTCAAGCATGCGGCGAAACCCGACTCCACCTACTCGAACGACGCGAAAAGCTACCGGACGCTGTGCGACCTGCTGGCGCGCGGGCGCGTCGAGGGTCGCATCCCGTGGCAGGCGATTGACGACGAGACTCGGCCAGAGATGCTGAGCGACCATTTCTGGAACACCAGGCAGTTTTTCGAGAGTGAAATCTCAAATTTTCTCCGCGGCTACACCCGCAATCGCCAGCAGTCGCAGCCGAACCATATCGAGATCATCGCCGAGAAGTTGACGGCGAAAACGATCCTGGAGTCGGTCGCCGCGCGCTACAGCGTTCCGCTGACCATCAACCGCGGCATGAGCGGGCCGACGGTGAAAAAGAAGGTCGCCGACAGGTTTTGGCGATCGGGCAAGGAACGCCTGATCTTGCTGGTCGTGTCCGATCTCGATCCCGCCGGCGACGCAATCGCACAGGACATTCGCGACGCGTTCGAGCGGGACTTCGGCGTCGACGAGGATCACATCGAAACCCGCAAGGTGGCGCTCACCATCGATCAGGTGGACGATCTGGCGCTCGACCCCTCGATGGAAGCCAAGGAGAGCTCGCCGACCTACAGCGCGTTTGTCGACCGGTAAAGGACGCCGTCGCCATCAAGGCGGCCAAAAATCTGATCGTCGAGTTCCTGAAGCGGCAGGGCCTCGGTTGACCGGCGCGGGCGCGTTAGGGCGCCGCGTAAATTTCTACTTGCGACCTAAGCAACGCTTAGATCGCACCTTGCGATCTTAGACGGCGGGCCCTATGTTGTTGCAGCCCGGAGCGCCGTTGGAGCGACGCTCCGGGCCTAACCATCAACGGACGTAGGAGGTCCATCGATGGCTAACCACCAGCATGCTATCCTTTTGCCTCAAGCCCTCAACCTCGCCGTCGCCGACGACGTCGCGATCGAGGAGGGCGAGGAGGCCGCCGGCCGTCTCGTGCGCGGCCAGAGCCTGACCGACCAATTGAAAGTCGCCCGCGCCCTCATGGTCGGGCGCCGTGCGGCCCTCGCCGAGAGCGGGGCCAACCATCCCGAGGGCAAGCCCTATTTCGTGGCGTTCAATCGCTGGTTGGCGCGCCATCCGAAGCTCGCCGCCATCTTGCCCGACAACAGGGCGGCCGGATTGTGGTGCGTCGAGCCGGAGAACTGGCCGAAGGTCCAGGCGGCGCTGGAGCGGCTCACGGACCAGGAGCGCCAGCGGGCGACGCTGCGCGGGCTGCGCAAGCGAATTGAGCCCAAGCCTGCGCCATCTCCTCGCCCAGCGGCCCGGCCGGCAAGCGCGCAGGAGCCCGGCCAGGACAAAGCCGAAGACATCGCCGCCGCGCTTGACAAGCTCCGACGCGAGCACGCCAAGGCGATCGAGGAGCTAAAAGCGGCTCACGCCAAAGCGATCGGGGAAGAGCGGCGCTTCGCGGTTGGTGAGTTTTACCGGGGGGTCGAGGCCGGCATGAAGAACGCCAATTCCGTGGTAATCGAGGAGAACCGGCGGCTCAAAGGGAAGCTGCACGAGGATGTCGTCGCAAAACTGGCCGAAAGGTTCACCGCACGCGGCGAGACCAAGCCGACCGAACAGGACGTCGCCAACGCCGCGATGGGCAAGTGGCCGAAGTTCGATCGCGTCAAAATGCCGCTGTTCACCGAGAGGGAAATCGCTCAACTGCGCAAAGCGCTCCACCCGGATGGCAAGCCGCCCGCGCTGCAGAAGGTGTTCACGGATGCGTCGGCCCTGTTCAATGACCGCGCCGAAAAGCTAGTCAAGTCGGCCAAGCGGGGGCGTTGACGATGGCCATACTGCATAACGCGAGCGCAAGAAGGACGAGAGTCTTGTCGCGACGCTCGTCCAGCTATCGCGCCGTTCGCCTGCGACGGTTGCGCGGCGGGGTAAGCCAGTGAATCCGCTCGCGGTCCCGCCGGGGAAAGCGCGGCGCTGGCGGGCGTGGGGTCCCGTGTCGCGCCAGCGTTTTGCGGTGGCCGAAAGCTTGGCGTTGACGATCTATCCATGGGAGCGGCTCGATTTCGAACTCGAGATGGTCGACGCGGTCGCCGGCTTCTCGCCTGAGACGGCCGCGCGCCTTCCGCGAGCGCTCTTGTGGGCAGTAGCCCAATTCTACGGGGATACCGGCGCCGAGATGTTCGACGTGCTTTATCCCGACATCTTCCAGCCCCTTCAAAACGACGAATGGCTGGGGATTCTCTCCAGCGTCCCGTTGACGTTGGACGACGTCACGCTGGGCCGGTTGATCGGCATGTGCGAGATGACGCGGCGCGTCGTCTCGAATGAAACCGCCGAAGAGCGAGCAGAATTCCGCCGCGAGCTCATCGACGCAGCCAAGGGGACGAAGCCCATGTGGGCCGACTGGATCGAGGGCGCGCGTAAGCAGGAAGACGGCCTAAACTTAATCAACATCGCCCCCGGATGGTTTCGGGTCGAAGATCCGCGCGCAACGGCTGCGTTGGAGCGCGTATTGAGGCGTAACCGGCGCTGTCGTCGGCGTCGCCAGAATTGACCTCCAGCACGCGCTCGTTGCGCCTGCTGAAGATGGTTGTCCTTGACAACCTTGTTTTTTAACCTATCGTCTCACCTCCGCCGCCCCCGCCCACGCCACCGCCGCCGCCTACGCCGTCGCCCGCGCCATCGCCGTCGCCAACGCCGCCGCCATCGCCGTCGCCGACGCCACCGATTGGATCGAGGATGTGCGCAAACGGGAGACTCGTCGATACCTACGCCGGCTTTGCCGTCGAAGATTTGAGCCTGCGTGGTTAGGCGCGCTGCACACCGGAGTCTCACCGCTAACGTATCCTAATCCGACCACCGCAAGGTCCGGGTGCGCGACCGGCGAGTGGGCGAGATGGACGCGGAGATCGCGGAGTTGCGGACGAGAGTCGACGAGGCGGAGCGCGCCTATGCCCGGGTCAAGCTGGACATGGACAGGAAGCGCAGCGGTCCAAAGCGCAGGCGCTGACGCAAGTGATCGCACGCCTCCAGCGTCTCTATCCCCCGCCCTGGCTGCCGCTGCTCCGCCGTTGGCATGTGTCCCCCTGTCGATGAGAGCGATTAACCTCTTGCCTATCCCAACGCGAGCAGCTATATCACGTGTTGAAGCCGACCAAAGCTGACATTCGCCTGGAAAGACGTCGAAAGGATCGCGAGTCTGTTTGGGAGGTCTGAAGGTGGATCGCAGCAAGACGGCCGGTAAGGCCGAACGCCGGAAGGCCGAGAGCCTGGTTCGCGTGAGACGCGAGTTCGACGGCTATTCTTCGAGCATTCGATTAAACGAACCGGAGACGGCGGCCGTCCTGGGGCTGTCTCCTGCAACCTTGAAATCCTGGCGGCTGAACAAGCCCGGACGAGGGCCGGTAGCGGTAAAAACGCACTATTCTATTTTTTACACGGCGCAGTCGATTCGCGAGTACCAGGCCCGCGCCAACCCCGCTTAATCCGACCGCGCCGACGGAGAAGCCCCTCCAGCCAGCGCGGTCGAAGGCTCTGAAGGCCTGGCCTCCGAAGCCGTCACCTTCTTAGCATCGCGCGCCTCTGAAAAGCTTCTACGTCGTCTGCGGCTCCTCTCACAAAACGGAGCGCACGAAGATGACTTTTGCAATCGAAACGAAGCCGATGGCCGGGCCCGTTCACGATCCGCGATCGGGCGAAGGGAGATTCACTTCCTCATCGGTCAGCACGTAATAGACGATCATCACGATAAAATGACCCTCAACTGGGTGCTTCACTTTGAGCGCTCCCAGCCGAGTTGAGCCATGCCTGCCAGTCCCAGCCCGTCCGACACGGCGGGTTGCGGCGGGCGGACAATGGTGTCCGTTCGGCAAAAAGAAAGGCCCGCGGGAAAGCGGGCCGAGGAGACAGCTCAACATGACTTACATCAATCAGGACGGCGTCGTCGAGCCGAAGAAGCCGACCGCGAAGCTTCGCTCCTCCGTCTCCACGGCAGCGGTGACGCTCGTGTCGCGCACCATTGAGACGCCGGACAAGGCCGAGACCGACGACCACGCAGCGGCCGAGCTCATCAACCGGCTGGTCGAGGACGCCAAGACCCGCGGCGTGTTCACCGTGACCATGAACGTGACCGCGCCGATCGCCCGCTCGCTCATGACCAGGAACAAGGTCAACCGCGACATCCAATTGTGGGAGGCGATGAGGTTCAAAACCATCATCTTGAGCGGCCGCTGGCAGAACAACGCGCAGGGCCTCGTTGTCGGCGCGGACGGCTCGCTGCTCACCGGCCAACACCGTTGTCTCGGCCTGATCGAGGCCGACGCCGAAAGGCCCGGCGTGAGCATCGAGGTGATGATCACCTTCGGGGTGCCGCCCGAGTATCGCCTGACCATGGATGTCGGCGTCGCCCGCTCGCTCTCCGACCTGTGTAAAATGGTCGGGTTGAAGGAGCCCAAGCGGGTCGCGACGCTCGCCACCTACATCTGGCGCTACGACGCCTTCGGCGCGATCAAGTCGCCGGGACCGCTCTTCAACGCGGACGAGAACGTCGTTCGCGAGGTCGCCGAGGCCAAGTGCAAGGAGATCGGCGCGGCGCTCCACTATGTCGATGACGCTGCGTTTCCCCGCCGTCCGCCGCTGGCGTTCGTATACTACCGGATGATGAAGGTCTGCGCCGAGGCGACAGCCGGTGATGCGCGGTTCGTCGAATCGAACATGACTTCCTACCTCGACAAGGTGGGCAAGGGCCTCGGGCTCGCGAAGGGCTCTATCGAAATGAGAATCAGGAACAAGTTCATCGCGGTCAAGGCCAAGGAAATCCCCAACTACTGGCGGACGGCGGAGCTTCTCATTCGAGGCTGGAACGCCATCCACGGCAACAAGAGTATCAGGTCGGTGATGGCGCGTGGCGGCAAGTTGCCCGAGATCATGGTCTAGGGGAGGACGCCGAAATGGAGTCCGACGACAAGAAGACTTACCACACCAAGCGAGGGGCGTACTGGAGTTCGTACACGCCCGAGCAGCGCGCCGCCTATAGGGCCAAGATCAAGGCGACGCGGCTCGCCATGACGCCGGAGCAGAAAGCCGCTCGCGCCGCCAAGATCAAGGAGACCTACAAGAACATGCCCTTGGAGAAGAGGGCGGCGTCATCGGCGAAGCGCAGCGCGGCGATGACCCCGGAGAGGCGCGCAGCCGCCGCCGTCACCCTTACTGCCTATCTCAACTCGTTGACGTCCGAACAACGCTCCGTCAATGCCAAGAAGGCCTTCGCCGCGCGCAAAAAGCACAAACCCGCATCCGAGCGCCGCGACCGCATCCGGCGCAATCGCGCCGAGCGGCGCGCCAAGAAGCTCGCCGTGCTGAGCCAGATGACCCACGAACAGCGCATGGAGTCGGCTCGGCGCAACGAGAAACGGCGCGAGGAGGCAGCCAAGCGGCGCTTCCTCAAGAAGCTCAGTCCCTCGACGGCCAAGTGGCTCAACGAACGGTTCGAGGCCGGCGACATCCAGGCGCCTTCGGCAATTCGCCCCTGCTCGGAAACGGCCTTGGCAGTCCTGCAAGACCGCCAAAGCCTCGGTGAGCGGCCCGAATGCCGGTAGAGCAGCAGCAAGTCGTCGGAATGGTGGTGATCCGCAAGTTCGAGAACGGTGCCGGGAGGCCGCTGGAGGTCAATTCCAGCGGCGCCTTTTTTGTCTACCGGCGACGCCCGCCGGCCGGTGGGCGGCAAGCCGCCCGAGATCATGGTCTAGTCGAGGAGCATGGCGATGGAGAGCGCCGGTCGCCAGGAAAGGAGAGATCGACATGGTGAACGAAGCAGTCGCCCTTGTGAGCGCGCAGGGTATCGCCCGATGGCTCGAGGTTTCGGCCGGTGCGGGACAGGAAGCGCTTCTTGCCGAAGCCGCCGCACTCGATACGGACGGTTATGAACGTCAACGCAAGTTCATTGCAAAGGCTTTAAGGTGGCGCCTGCCTGCTCTTGATGTCGAGTGTGATCGGCGGCGGAACGACTGGGCGCGGTGGTCGGCATCCTGGCCGCCTTCGCGTACCGGAATTTTAGGCGGGGAGCTGAGCGCGCGCCCCAGTCTCCCGAGGCCGGCATGTCGGGCATTCAGGTTCCTTTGGCAATTCTCCCCTACTCGGCCGACGGATGGCGGCTAACGGGGAATTGCGGAGATTCTGGCGCGCCTATGCGCGGGTCAAGCCGACGCCCACGCGCGAGAGTTGTTCGCATGAGCCTCGTCACCAGCACAACGAAGGAGAACATGATGTCTGACGGCGGCAACGGCTTCCTGTTCGACGATGGGCGGGGCTTCGTCCCGGCGAAGCTGGTCGACGGCCAGGCCAAGGACAACCCGGACGTGTACGACGACGTTGCAAGCTTGATTGGCGACTACGGCTACTGCCAATCGCAAGCAAACGGCCTTTTCAGCTGCTACGTCTGGCATGACGGAAAAGTCGTCGGCATCGCCCAGAAGCCAATCGCGGGGCGGCAATGACCTTGCTAGAGGGCGAGGCGCGGCGGAACGCCCAGGCGACCATCAAGGCCTGTCATTACGCCCATTCGGTGCCATCCGGAAAATCCTATTACATCGCCCACGAAGAAGCCCTCGTGGTCTGGAGCCTGCCGGCGAACTACATGGCGCGCCGCCACTTCCTTCCCGGCGTCGAAGATCCGCGCGTCTTCGAGCTTACCCGCCTTTGGGCTCCTGACGGGCACGACCGCAATCTACTGACGCAAGCGATCGCGAGCGCGGTCGCGGTGCTCAAGCGGGTCGAGCCCGATGTTGATCTGGTCGTGAGCTACGCCGACCCGAGTGCGGGGCATTCAGGCTTCGTCTACCGCGCTGCATCCTGGATTCCAGCTGGACGATCCGAGGAGGTCCGCGCATGGCGCCGCGCGGACGGAACAGGGCCGGTCCTGCCCCGGCGAGCATTCCATTCCGGGCCGACGCACATCAACAAGTCCGAGATCGAAACCCTCGGCTATGTGCAGCTTAAGCTCGAAGGAAAGTATCGTTTCGTGCGTCCGCTTTCGAGACGAGCAAAACGAGTGTGGCGACAATGAGCAAACGATCCGCTCGCATTCACGCCGTAGAGACCAGGGCCCAGAAGCCAATCACGGGGCGGCAATGACCGGCGTCCGGTCCCTTGTCGCCGCCGCGGCCCCCGAAGCTCTTGTCGAGCTTGAGCGCTTATTTTATGCAGCAGGGCGTGGTCGAATCCGAACTAATACAGCTATCCAGGGAACTGATCCGCTTGACGGACGGGATCGCGGGCGTGCGCGAGAAGATGAAAAAGTTGTTGCTCAACGGCGCGGGAGACCCGCCGGATCGCCCTATTGTCCGCCGGGCGCACAAGCCCGGCAAGCTCATGGCGGCGCGGGAGGCGGACCGGCGGACGCTGGCCCTGATCCAGGAGCAGCCGGGCCTCAACAATGCGGCGATCGCCAGGGCGATGGGCGAGCCGGCGACTTCGGCCAGGAACCGGCTCACGCGGCTGCAACGGCAAGGACTGATCGCCCGGGCCAGCGACGGCGCGTGGTCGGCGGGGCCGACTTCGGCCTGAGCGACGGCGGCCCCTTGCCGTGCGGCTCCTACGATGCGTGGATCACGCCGTTGGCGGCCGGAACCTATCGCCTGCCGCCGCCGATCGCCGAGCGACACGCCGCTCGCGGCCGGCCCAGCCTCGATGACGACGCCTGATGGCTCAGGAGGCGTCGCAGCGGTCGCGCAGGCGGGCAGGAGAATGATTCATCGCCGACGAAGCTGACTTTTGTCGCCGTTAGAGGGAACCTCCGGGGTGATCCCTCTAACCACCCGGCGCAAACTCTTCGTTACAACCGAACCGGAGAAGGCAAATGCCCGAGCCAACCCGCCCCTCATTCATCAGGCCGATCGAAGCGGCCAACGAGCCCTTGAGCCCCCTGCGGCCGCTGGTCGAGCGGTACGGGCCGGACGCCGTAGTGCGAGCGATCGACGCCGGCCTCGAAGTCTTCGACGCAGGTCGCGTTCTCATGGCCCATCACGGCGCTTTCCGAGTCATCAACGACTTGTTCTCGCAGGCCTGGAGGTCGAATGATCCCTGCGGGTGAACAACCAGGAGCCGATAGTGGCCAAGATCAAGCCGCGGCCTGCGCGCTATGCCGGCTTGGCGACGGCGCCATGCGGGCGCTGTTGAAGACCGCCTTCGCGCCGCCGCTGTTCCGGCGTCCACACTCGAATCGCTGGATCGGTTACGAAGGTGAAATTGTCGATTGGCTCGAGTCCAATCGCAAGCCGCCGTCATGAGCTGCAAGCCCGCCAGGCTGACGGCGCACCCGTTCGCCGGGATCATGCCGCTTCTCGAGGGCGAACCATTCGACGAGCTGGTCGCCGACATCCGGGCGAACGGACTGATCGAGCCGATCACGGTCTACGAGGGCATGATTCTCGACGGGCGGAATCGTTACCGCGCGTGCGAAGCCGCGGGCGTCGAGCCGCATTTCCTCGAGTACAACGGCGACGATCCATTGAGCTTCGTGCTGTCGCAGAACGTCCATCGCCGGCATCTCGACGAGTCGCAGCGGTCTTTAATCGCATCACGCCTCGCCAACATGCGACAGGGCGAACGCACCGATCTCCAACCTTCCGCAAATCTGCGGAAGGTCTCGCAGGCTGAAGCGGCGAAGCGGCTGAACGTATCGGAGCGCAGCGTGACCTTCGCCGCTTTCGTCGAGAAAGAAGCTACGCCCGAGCTCATCCATGCCGTCGGCCAAGGCAAGATCGCCGTGTCGGCGGCGGCGGGGCTCGCCAACGCTTCCGAGGCGCTCCAGCGCGAAGCCGTCGCCGACCCCGACCGCGCCCATGTCCTCGTGAAGCAGGAGCGGCGCGCGCGGCGCGAGTCCGAGCTCGGGACGAAGCAACAGTCGTTACCCACGAAGCAATACGGCGTGGTCTACGCCGACCCGCCGTGGCGGTTCGAGCCCTATAGCCGAAACACCGGCATGGACCGGGCGGCGGACAATCATTTCCCGACGATGACGCTGGACGCCATCAAGGCGCTGGACGTCGCATCCATCACCGCTCCCGACGCCGTGCTGTTCTTGTGGGCCACCACGCCCATGCTGGACGACGCGCGAGCGACGATGGCGGAGTGGGGCTTCGTCTACAAGACGGCGCTCGTTTGGGCGAAGGACCGCGCCGGCACGGGTTACTGGCTCCGCAACCGTTGTGAGCTGCTGCTGGTCGGGACCAGAGGGGACATCCCCGCGCCAGCGCCTGGAACGCAGCCGGAAAACCTGATCGAGGCCCCGGTCGCCGCGCACTCGGCCAAGCCGGCGGTGTTCGCCGAAATGATCGAACGGCTCTTCCCGACCTTGCCGAGAATCGAGTTGTTCGCCCGCGGGAAGGCGAGGCCGGGTTGGGACGTCTGGGGTTTCGAGGCGGAGGCGTCGCCGCTGGCGGCCTTCGGCGGCCGGGAGGTCAAGTGATGCCTGCCGATGACGATGGCCAGCCAGCGGGGCGACTGTGAGGCCGGAACGACGCACGACGGCGAAAGCTGCGCGATCGCGGAAAGCGCTGGACTGACGGCGATGACCGACATCTATCCGCCGACGCCGCAACGCGAGGCCCGCGCTCACCGCGTTCAGATCGAGCGCGTCCCGCCAAAGCCCTGCTTCAATCCGAAAGGGAACACCGAGACTCGCTATCGCGCGATCCACAACGGCGAGACGCTTGGCGTGTGGCGCGACCCGGAATGCTCGGCGGCGCGGCGTCTCGTCGAGCTTGGACTAGCCGACCGCGCTGACACCCTCGAGACCTATCGCGGCGATCAGCGTTGCATGACCGGCCGAATCGGCTGGTTCGCCGACCGCAGGGCGGTCGAGGGCGGCGGCGCCGGAACGCCGCGTTTCGTCAAATGGCGCCCCCCGCCCGATTGGGCCGCCCGCTGTGCCGGGTCACGAGTAAAACCGGCCTCGGACGATCCGGCCGACCCACTGGAGCCTGATAGCCTCGAGGAGCAATTCTGATCCGTACGGATGACGATGTCCCGCCAGTGGGCGGCAGTGAGGCTCCTGACGGCGCCGGAACGACGCGCGACTGTGATGAGCCGTTGATGGCCGAGTCCCGGCGCCCCGCGACGCTTGTCGACCGCGCGGCAGACGGATGCGTTTTTGCGATCGGGGAAGCGGAGCAACGCGGGCGGCACATTTTCTGCAACCGCCCGCGAATCCCCGGACGGCGTTATTGCGCCGAGCATGACGCGCGCTGCTTCGAGCGGCCGGGCTTCACTCACGCCCAACGGGCTGCCGGCGGGGATGCGTCACGAACCAGGCGCGAGCCATGACGCCGCCGGATCAAGCGGAAATCGACGAGGCCCGGCGCGCCGTCGAGCGGCTCATCGAAACGCCCAAGGGCCGACAGGCGCTGCTGGCGCTCGATAAACGTTTCGACGCCGCCAAGCGCGACGATGCGGGCGACGACATGGTCCCCGCCGACGATCCGCGCGTGCTCGAGGTCCGGCGGTTGCTGGCGAAGCACGAGGCGTGGCGGCGGCGGTCGGAGAAACGCAACGACCTCGCGGCGGTCGCCGAGGACGCCGCGCCCATCGTCGCCGGCCTTTGCGCCTTTCTGATCGAGAGCGGCCTGTCCAGTTCCGTCCACGCCCGCGTCGTGGCGGAGGGGCTGGAGGCCGACCCGGACTGGACGGCGAAGGCGCGCGTGGGCTTCCGGGCGCTCGCGGGAGGCGCCCGCGTGCTTGTCGATCTCGGCCCGGCGCTCATGCCGCCGGCCGACGCCATGCGGCTGGCGGGCGATCTCTTCTTGATGTCGAGCGGCGACCCGCCGCTGCTCAACGAGGAAATCCCCCACGGCGGCAGGGCGTCGCGGGCCGAGCTGTTGCGGTTGGCGAAAGCCCAGGTCTCGCGGTTGGCGTATTTTGAAGCCGGACGGAAGGGAACAAACTGGCGCACGGAGCACGCCGCAATCTACCCGGGCCTCGGCGACGAGGGACGGAAGGACTGGAACCGCGAGTTGAGCAGGGGCGAACGGCGCGCGTGCCGGCGCGTCGGCGCCCTTATGGCCCGCGGCGAGCCATTGACGCCCTCGGACGAATTAGTCCGGGCGCAGGCGACGCGCGTGACGCCGGAACGCCTGCGCGCCCTCATCGTCGCCTTGCATTGAAGGGGGGGGGTATTTTCGACCCCCTCCAAATCACCCTCCCCAGGCCGTCCACGATGCGCTTATTGGGAAGCCGTCATCGATTCAAGGAGACGGCCTCATGTCCATCCATCGCGAGTCCGAATGCGCCGAGCCCCGCCGGCTCCTGCGCCTCGGGCGCTATCTCCGCGACAACGAGATCGGCTTTGAGACGTACCTTAGCAGCCTGCTGCGCGGGCTCGCCCCGCCGCCGCTCGCCATCGGCGAAAACCTCTATCTCGACCGGGTCGACGAAGCCGCTTTCCGAACGCGCCTGAAGGCCGAATCCCTGCGCCGCATGGCGGACATCGTCGACGAAGCCGGAGCGCTCGACTCGACAAAATGAAAACGCCGCCGTCAGCCGGGAGCGCTGACGGGCGGCGTGTATGCGGGCAATAGTCCTGACCAGACCGGGGCCCTATAGCACGGCGAACGGCGCGCTCCAAGGCAAGACGGTGGCGATCCAACTTGGAAGGATCGCTCGTCATGAATCTAACCTCGCGGAGCCAAAAGGCCCGGCCCGCCGCTGCAACGGCTTCAACCCGGCGCGCGCGCAAACCCGAAGGCCAGCGCGATTGGGCGCTCGAGAAGCTGCCCGAAGGCCGCCGGGTCGGCAAGCTCCCGCGCCCCGACGACCCGCGCCGGCTCGCGGCGATCGAACGCGGGCTCGACCTGCTGCTGCGCAGCTATCTCCCGGTTCGAGACGAGCCGCCCCCCTGCCCGAGCTGGGTCGAGCTGCTTCAGGACGACCTCCACAGGTATACGCGCGACGGGACGGCTACCGTCCTGTTCGGGCCCGGCGTCCAGCGCCCGCGGTTCGCCACGCCCGAGAGAGAGCTGGTCTTCGCGCTCATGGGCGAGAACCCGGCGCGGGCCGCGCTGCAGCGCGGCGTCCGCCTCCTCGGGGAGGAGATCCACCGCTTGATAGGATCGGAGGACGCGATGCGGGAGGCGCTCGAGCGGGTCGCGGCGCTCGATCCCTCCCGCGCGACCATGCGCGAGGTCGTGATGGATAAAGTTTGGACCGGGATCGGCGATTGGTGCGCTTGATGCGCCGGTGGACGAAGCGTCGGCCTTGCGCTCAGCCCTCGAGCCAACAACGCATGACTTTGGGAGCCGGCTCGGACCGACCAGGACATCGACGAGGCGATCACCGATTGCGCGGCCGTCATGGGGGAAACCCCGAGCCGTCTTTCGAGATGAGAAAGGACATCCACTGTGCAGAATTCATCAGCCGCCATCCGCGTCGATAAAGCGCAAAAACGATGCCCGCGTTGCAACAGCTGGTATCGGGTCAGCTTCGAGCGCGTCGAGCTGATCTATTGCGAGCAGAAGGACATGCCGTTCGTCAAAATGACAATCCACGCGGACGGCAGCGGCAAAACCGTCAACGACCCCGGGGAGGCGGGCGACGACGCCAATGCGCCGGGGCTGATAGCGGTGGTCACGGTCGCCTGCCCCTGCTGCAACGAGCCTTTTGTCGAGGAGAGGATGATGAGCATGATCGCGATCGAAGATTGGCTGGCGAAGCCCAAGGCCCCGCCGCCGGAGGCGTTTCTTCGGGAAGTGCTGAGCGGGTCAGCGCCCGCGGTCTACTGTATCGGCGGCGACTTCTACCTTGACGAAACCGAAGCGGATCGCTGGCTCGCCGGAACCAAGGCGACGCCATGCGTGCGCCCGAAGCCGACGTTTCCGCCCTCGATGCGACGGGCTCGTTCGATCTTCGACGTCCCGCCGGAAGAAATCGCGGCGGCTCACCGGGAGGCGCTGGACGCTCCTCCTCGGTCGCGCGCGCCGAAATTCGAGGGCACCATGAAGTAGGAACGCCGCCCTCGCACGAGACGCGAGGAGCGGCGGGTAATGAGCTGAAAAAGGAGCCGCCCGGTTTAGGGGCCGGGCGGCTCAACGGGTGTCCCGCCCCTAGCACAAAGGAGGAACGATCGTGGATAGCACATTCGAGGCGAACCGCGAAGCGGTTTTGCAGGGCGGCGCCCCCGCGGCGGCCCCGGCTGTGGAGATCATTTGGGCCTCGACCTCGCTCCTGGCGTGGGAGCGCGAGAGGCTCGGGAAGGTCTGGGCGCCGAGCGGAAAATGGCCCGTGACGATGGGAGTCAACCGCAGACGCTTCGCTTTCGAGCCGGCGCGTTATGACGATCTTCGCGATCTCGCGCAGGACATGCGGAAAAGGATCGCGAACAGCGGCTTCGCGATGATTCTCGGCCGCCCGCGCGAGGGCCTCGACCTCGCGAAGCCTCAACCGAGAAACGGCAAAAGTTTCGTGGACGCGGCGACGCGGGCCCTCGTATTGGACGTGGACGGGCTGCCGCCGCTGGACGGGGGGCCCGCGCTGGACGCGCCGGAAGCGTTCGGACAGCCGACCGTGGACGCGCTGCGGGCCCGTTTCCCGCAGGCGCTCCGCGACGCGGACATGCTCATCGTCGCAAGCCCATCGACAAGCCTGCCGGTCAGCGCCCACGGCGAGCCGGCGGCGGGGCGGGCCTATGCGCGGGTGATCCTCATGCTGTCGCGGCCCGTGGCCCTGGCGCGGCAAAGGATCATCGTGAAGGCGTTGAAAGCGCTGCCGGGGTTGGACGGCCTGGGCGACGAAATCTATTCACCTTCGCATTTCGTGTTCGTGGACAGGCCGGTCTTTCCGGCGGGAAAGCAAGACCCGGCCGACGCGCCCGTCCACGGGTCGCCCGGCGAGCGGCGCGACGTCGATGTGGACGCGCTCGTCCGGGAACTCGGCGTCGACCTGGACGCGCTGCCGAGCAAGTCCAGCAAGGGCGTGAATACTGGCGTGGACAGGCGCAATTCGGGCGGCGATCCTTCCCGCCGCGCGCTGGACGCGCCGCCCGGGCTTCGCGCCGCGATCGTGCGGCAGGTCGTGGCGGCGATTCGCAACGACCTCGACCGCGAAGATTGGATTCACTTCGCGCACGCAATCGACGGCTCGCTTCCCGGCGAGAAAGGGGAGGCGTGCGACATCTTCCTCGATTTCAGCGAGCGCTATCCAAACTCCGACCCGGAGGATGCCCGGCGCGCCTGGGACACGCGCGGAGAAGGCCGCTCGGGCTTCGGCTACTTGATGATGCTGCTCAGGAAGCAGGGGACGCCGGAGGCGGAGGCGGCTCTCGCAGCGGTCAAGGCCGGGCGGGCGGCCGAACGCGCGGCGATGTTCGCCGCCGAGATTCAGGCGGCCAATGAACAAGGGATCTTCGCCGAAGAGCAGCAGGGGCGGGCGTTGTCTGTCTTCACGGCGCTGACCGACGAGGAGATCGAGAAGGCCGGCGGCGCCGTCGGCGCATTGGCGCGGAAGATCGACACGCGGAAAGACCCCTGGACGGAATTGCGCGGCCGGCTCCGGTGGTCCGGATCGGATCTCGTCCACGCGGAGGACAAATCGACCAAATGGCTGGCGCCGGGAGTCGCGGTGATCTTCGGCGCGGGGGCTTCGACGAGTCTCCCGTCCGCCAGGCGCTACGTGACGGACCGCCACATGCGTGGCGCGGTGACGGTCGTGAACAGCGCCCCCGAGGGCGGGAAGACTGCGCTCAGCATCGCATACATGGGCGCGATCGCCGCCGAGCGGCCCGACCTTGCAGGGCTCGACAAGATCGAATTGCCGGGAGCGACGGCGATCGTCGCCGCCGACAACGAAGGCCTGCGGGAGATCGGCCTGCGCATCAGCGCCTTCAACACCCTGCACGGGCTCTCCGAAAGCGACTTCAAACATCCCGGGTTTGTCTTCCCGGAGCCGGGAGCTTTCATCGAGAAAGCGCCGGAGGGGACGTGGGTCCCGTCGAGATGGGTCCTTCAGCAGGCGCCCGTCCTGGCGCGCTTGCGCGACCAATATGATTTGGCGCTCGTGGTCGTGGACACGCTGTCCGGCGTCGCCGGCTCGGCGAACACCGCAAGCTCGGACCTGCAAGCGCTGATGGACGTGATGAAAACCATCGCGTCCGAACTCGACTGCGCGGTCGAGATCATCAACCACATCAGCAAGGGGGCGGCGAAGACCGACCCGACGTCGATGGACGCGGGCCTGGGCGCGAGGCCGCTGACCGGCGTCGCCCGCTTCATTGCAAACCTGACGAAAGAGGGCTCGGTCGTGCGCCTCACCGGATCGAAGGCGTCCTATCGCCACGACGGCCCGAAAGGGACCGACATCTTCGAGCTCAAGTCGGTGGACGTGTCCGCCGAAAAGCGCGACGTCCGCTTCGCGCCGGCCGGGCAGGTTCAATGTTCAGTCGGGGTGATCGTCCCGGCCCAGGCCGGGCTTGTCCGTCAACGGGAAGAAGAACAGGCGCTGGACGCGCTGCGGCAGGCGAGCCGCAACGGTCCGGTCCGCATGGGCAGGCCAAACGGGCCGCGGCGCGACGACCACGCCAGCCAGATCGTCGAGACGGCCTTGGGCTTGAGGCAGAGCGGAGGAACATCGGGCCGGATGAAGGCCGAGAGGATCGTGAACAACCTCGTCCGGCAGGGACTCGCATCGGCCAAGATCGAGAAGAGGAGCGGCCACCCGGTCGAGATTCTCGTCCCGAAGGGGGTCTTCGAGGTCGGCGGCGAGGACGAAACACCGTATTGAGCGCGGAGAACAAATCAAGAAAAGAGGCCCGTTATTCCCGTGCGAATAGTTTGGTTTTGGACCCCCGAGTCTTGCGCGCGGCGATCTTGAAAAGCGAGAAAAACCAGGAAAACCAGGCGACTCCAGCGCGCGAGTCATTCGCGCGCAAAAACGCGAGTTCTTTCGCGCGGAGATTTGCGCAGGACTCGCGCGGCCCTCAAGGTCGAATCGCCGCGGGGGGCATGTTCTGCTGGTGTTTCCGAGGATTTTCAGCAGAGACGGGACTCGCGCGTTTATTCGCGCAGGACTTGCGCGCGCGAGTCACGCGAATGATCCCCTAAAGGGGAGTACGCTTACGCTCCCCCCCCTTTCGAGGGGACATTCACTTTCGCCAACACCCATCGGCGTAAAGTGGTTTTGAAAGATAGACGTTCGCGCCGAGGGGGGGCCCCCGCCGCCAGCCGGATGGAACAAGCGCCGCGCCGCGCGGCGGGCGATTCCCTTCCTCTTGTAGAAGCCTTTTGCCTCCGGCGCGAAACTTCGCGATGGTGCGGCCAAGCAGGCGTCGGAGCAAAAGATGACAGACATCTCCCGCAGATGGAATCCCAACCCTCTCGGCATTGGCGGTTTCAAAGATCACCCCGAGTACCGCTTCCGCGTCGGCGAAGAGGGCTTCGCGCGCTGCACCGCGATGTCGAAGCGCAGCAAGCGCCGCTGCAAGCTCCCACCGGTCAACGGCTGCGGCGGCGTGTGCCGCTGGCATGGCGCGCGCGGCGGCTGGGGCAACCACACCCTGCCGAAAGACGACCGGACGCTGTGGAACAAGGAGATCAAACGCGCTCGCCTCATGGCCGAAGCCGAGGTCGCGCGGCGTTTTGCGACCGGCGAGGCCGTCGACGTGTTGCGCGAAGCCGCTCGGGCGATCCGCCCTTGGATCGGCAAGATTCATCCGGCGGACGAGGCTCGAGCCGTCTTGATGATGGAGGCCCATTTGGAAGGGATGGGGCAGCCGGACGGGCTCACCGGCGAAGCCTGGCGCGAAACCCTGCGCGCGCTCGGAGTCATGCCTCAACGTCCGCTGCCGCCAACTCCAGCGCCGGAGCCATGAGCCCACCGGGTTCATGGCCTCGCGCCTCGAGGGCTCGAGCAATGTCGCGCGAGCTCAAGGCATGGAAAGCAAGCGAGGGCGAAAAAGTCGATCGGCTCATCGCCAAGCACGCCGATGCAAAAACGCTCGGCGAGCACGAAATCGCGGTCGAAGAACTGACTGCGGCCTATGAACGGATCGATGAGGATTGCATCTATCCGGCGCGTGGACTGGGTCGAACGCCCGACCCCGATGCGAAGGCGACTTTCAAGAAGCTGACCGACGCGCAAGGCCGGCATCATGTCGCAGCGGCGGATTTGCGCGACGCTGCAAACCCCGAGGCGACATCGGCCGCCTTGCCGGAGAGCAAGGGTTATTGCTGACGCGGCCCTGGTTGTGAGCCTGCGCGTGCGCCGCACGCCGCGCAAATTGGGGGTCCATGGGTCATGATCGTAGCCCGAGGCGCTGTAGCGTTCGCATGACGGATACTTGGTTCCACGCCCCGCCGCGCGGGGCCTCGACCCCACGCTTGGTCAATTCGGCGGCGATTTCGCGATAGGACCGGCTGGCTAGTCCGATGAGGAGCGGCTGCAAACCGGCATCGCGCGCCGCCGCTGCGGCCTTGTTGGCGTCGGCCGCGACGCGGCTGCTGCCCAATACGACGCCGCGCCTCTTGGCGGCCTCCAGGCCCGCCTTGGTGCGCTGGCTGGCGTTGTAGACGCCGTTGAGCCGTCGCTCATGCAGCTTGGCGTGGCAGGGGTGACAGAGCGTGATCAGGTTCGTTTCGTCGTCGCTGCCGTGTTCGGCGCGGGTGACAAGGTGGTGATATTGCAGGTCGTCGCGTGCGCCGCAGGCGGCGCAGAATTTGAGTTTCATGTGATTACCTCATCTCAAGGCGCTTCATCGCCCGCATGACGGTCATGGCGTTCCACGTCGATCCGCCGCGCGGGGTTGTGATCCCACGCTTGGTGAGTTCAGCGGCGATCGTCCCGTAGGACCGGCCGCGAAGCTCGGTCAGGATCGGCTGCAGATCGGTGTCGCGAGCCGCGACCGCTGCATCGCGCGCCGCGTTGAGGCCGGGGTTGCCCAGCTTGACGCCGCGCGCCTTGGCGGCGGCCAGGCCCTCTCGGGTGAGCCTTGCGTGGTTGATGTGCCCGCGGGACCCGTGGGCGCGGGCATGGCAGGGACGGCAAAGCCAAACCGTCAAATCGTCGGGGCAACCGTCCGATCTGAGGTACAGATGGTGCGCTTCGACGCTTTCGCGTGCGCCGCACGCCGCGCAGATCGGGGGACCGTAAGTCATGATCGCAGCCCGAGGCGCTGTAGCGTTCGCATGACTGTCATGGGGCTCCACGCCGATCCGCCCCGCGGGCATTCGACCCCACGCTTGGTGAGTTCGGCGGCGATCGTTCGATAGGATGCGTTGCACAATTCTGCTAGAATTGGCTGCAAATTGGCGTCGCGTTCGGCCGCCGCGGCCTTGTTGGCGTCAGCGACCTTTCGATTGCCGAGCTTGACGCCGCGCGCCTTGGCCGCCGCTAGCGCGTCCTTGGTGCGCTGCGAAATCAGCGCGCGTTCCTTCTCGGCCAGCGCCGCATAGATGTGCAGCATGAATGGATCGACGCTTGGTCCGAAAGCCGCGACGATGAACGGCACCTTCTGCGCCATCAGGCCGGAAATGAAATGCACGTCGCGCGACAGGCGGTCGAGCTTGGCCACGACGATTGGGGCCTTGAGCTTCTTGGCCACTTTGAGCGCCTCGGTGAGTTTCGGCCGCCGGTCGAGCGCGTCCGAGCCCTTGCCGGTCTCGACCTCCTCGAACTCGCCGACGATCTCGAAGTTTTCAGCGGCGGCGAAGTTCTCGACGGCCTTGCGCTGCGCCTCAAGCCCGAGGCCCGATCGGCCCTGCCCTTGTGTGGAGACTCGGTAGTAAGCGATGATCGGGGCGGGCATTGGCTTCGTCCTGTTTGTGTATCGTCTGTATCAGCGTTTATATGGTACACCCGAGGCCAAAGTCAATCGTTTCGTGGTCATGGTTCGCCAACCCACTAAAGCGCTCGCCATTAAAAGCGGCCTCTTCAACCTCCGTTCCCTGGCGGGGATGGTCGCCGAGGAGCGCGACTCCGCGATCTTCTCGCGTAACGCGGGCGACATCGCCCGCTGGGCGAAAGCCGTCCTCGATGGAGGTC